GAGCTGATATAATTTGAGATTAGAACCACTTTCTACTGATTTAATATGCGGATTCAAGTGATGATAACTCGAAATGTGATGTTTTTAATTTGAGAATTCTGGCTGGATTAATTTGAGAATTAACAATATAACTTTGTGCCTGGGTAGCTTCAAAGCCTATTTTATCAACAGGAAATAGTTGCAACTTTTCAATAGCTACCTGGAACAAATCATCAGGCAGGAGTTTATGTATACTGCCATCAATAACGTACATCTGATTGGTTTTCTTATGCTGACCAAGAATTGTAATAGCCGAATAATCATTTCTTTTTGCCGCTTTGATTGCAGGATCAATATACATAGCCATTTCCAATTCTTCAAAGTCGGGTAATAATCTATCCCAGAAGGATAGGTTTTGGAATATGTAATCGTCAGTACTTCGGGGATCATTCTGCATTTCTTTATAGAATGATTTATCCCCCATAGCCTGCTTTTTGCACATTAAATAATAATAATCAAGATAATCAGACCATAGTATTTCCGTCCCTTCCAGCATTTCTGTTTGATTATCATAAAAAAAGGACTTGGCAGTTTCAATTCTGTCCAAGTCCTGAAGGTTATTATATTTTGATTCCCAGTCAGCCCAGAGGTCATCTCTTGCAGACCAATTTATAATTGATGCTTTCTTAATACTGCGTACTCCAGGGATCTTACCCCTTAGCAGATCAGCCATAAGATCTTCTTCATTTAAGATGGTACCGACAACCAGTATATTGGTATCTCTGGTTCCTATGGGAATTACAACATCTGTGAAAGTATTTTTAACCTGTTCCCTCTTTGTTTCTGACTTTGCAGTATCATCCTTTAGAAGATCATCCAATAGAACCAACTGTGGACGATGGTGCTTAAAGTGGATACCCCTAAGCGAACCATCTATTCCCCGGATCATTATACAGGCATCTATGCCACTTCTACTTCTAATCCAGATTTCATTGTTGTTCCACCTGCTGCCTTTATATATACCGAAATCTTCTATTAATAGTTGGTTGTTATCAAGCTCGTCCTTTATCATATCAAGGAAAGGCAGGGCGATCTGCTCTGTTGCCGATATTATGAGCGTGAACTGTGATTTTCCGTAAAGAGTTGAATATAACGGGAATAGGAAAGAGTTGATTGTGCTTTTGCCGTGTTCTCTTGGTAACCCAAAAGCTTCAATCAACCCCGTGTTATCCAGCATATATTTCAACTCTTGAAATAACTCTCTGTGAAAGCTGCCAAATTCTCGATCAAAGTATTTGGGGAAGTAACACAGAGCAAAGTATTCTATATCCATCTCACCAAGAAGTCTGCGTAGCTCTGAAAATGAAAACTCCCCGACCAATTCTTCAATCTTAGCTGGGGAAAAGTATTTATCCAGGTATTGCTTTAACAGGAGGTTCTGGTGGTGATGGTCTTGTTGTTCAAAATCAGTCAATAAACATCACCTCTTTATTTAAAATACTATCCTACATATTTTCAAATCATATCCACTAGTTTCTTTCATACGTTCGCCTTCTTTTCATCTATGAAAGCCTTTCAAGTTCCTCTTTAATCAAATCAACAATTTTCTCAGCACACTTATCATCATTTAGCATATCCTTATCAATACCAATAACCCTATAACCGTTCGTATCAATATATTTATCCTTATGAGCTATAGAAAACTTCTTAACTATGTCTTTCGGCCAATCGTCAATATCAACTCCAATACACAGGGGAAATTGATATTCTTCCCAAAAAGCATACCACACTCCTAAATAGAGAATGTGCTTTTTATCAGTACGTCTTTTTATATAGATCCCGTATTCCAATTCATTGCTGGTTTTACTAACTGTATATATTTGAGAAAAATACTCTTTAACTTCGTCAATAATTGAATATAACTTTATTATAATTTTGGGTATCTCAGAACTAAACATGTAATTAACCTCCAAACTGTTAAAAATGACAGGCTCAATTGTAAACCATGAATGTAACAACTCATAAAAATCACGGAATTTTTCACTCAACATATTTAAGTCATTATGCTCAATAATGCTAATAATTTGATCCCAATAAATTATTTTGACTGAAATATTAATCTTGCTTGATTTATGCCATGCATTAACTCTTTGATTCCAGTCGGATATATGTTTGTAATTATTAGGCACTAGAAAAATTAAACTTTTAAATGGTTTCTGATTATTACTAAGATAATCAAGATATGAGTTCGGTTGATTATTGGTAAGTCCAGTATCCCAAGTTTTTACTTCAACAAGTATTTCCCATTCATCGTTTACTATTGCCATGTCTGGTCGGCTGTTATTTACATCCGTTATATATTGAGTTTGGAAATCATCAAAATAAAAATGTTCGATATCATTATCAATAAATAGCTTCAGGAAAGAATTCCTGAATGGCTTGTATACCATAAAATTGCAGAGCAACTCAGTCATACTGTTTTCGGAGGTTACAATCCCATAGAAAATATTTTGTATTCTTCCCATAATATCACTTCCATATATTTACTTGAAAAAGCAATACTTTATAAAACGATATAGCAGAAACGCCACTATCTTTGCGGATTGCTCTCCCACTAATCTTCTTTCGATTACATTGAAAAATATGTGTTGCCAAAGTCATTACTTAAATCCAATGTAGAGCCAGCTTGAACGTCAATATCTTTGTTTTCAAATTTATTTAGACCTAGGTTCATTAAAAAAAATGAATTGGCTTTGCCATCGCTGAAATATTTTGTCAAAACACTTGCTTTCAAATTTTTGGCCTGATTATCACTAACGAGATTTCTATTTGTATTTTTAGATATAATAATTGCCATGTATTTTCCTGGCTTAACATTGGGTATTTCATAGTTCCCATTCCCATTTACCTGTGCATAATAATAACCTTCCGGTATCTTGTTCCCTGAAAAAAAAGATGAAGCATCGTTATCGCTAATTATTGTTTTTGGAGTACTAGGAAATAGAAATATCGTTGCACCAACATCAGGTTTAGTTCCTATTAAATTATTATATTGCCAAGTAACAAGCCCCTTAACGGCTCCTGGCGTTTGAAAATAAAATCTATTTACAGAATATAACGCTACGCTGATCAGTATAATTCCAACTAAAATTATTACCGGCCAGTTAGTTTTGTTGGATTTAGAAGGGATTTGGTATTTACTCTTATTCCGTTCGAACTCAATTTCCTCTTCCGGCGTTAAAGCCATAAACACTACCTCCATTTTCTATTTTTACCTTAACTTCTACAATAAGGTTTCTTTTTCCTGCAATCTGATAAGATACCTAAAGATCGACAATTCAAAGTACATGGTTGCTTATTTCTATTCCAGTTCCCAGTTTAATAAGATTTGTAGATAAATCAATTCACCTCATGTTTTCTTACATTATCGCTTGTTATATTTATTACCATAAATAACTGTTGTAAAAATTTCCACACCCTTTGCTAGCAGGTCAATTTGCACAAATAGAAGCACCCCTCCCTCGGGAAAGGTGCACATCGATTGAAGCAGGGATTATTCACCACTCCAGGGCCTCCAGAGCATCCTCTTTATCCTGCTCAGTTGTAACGGTATATAGGTTTGTAGTCTGAATATTATCGTGACCGAGTATTTGCTGGATGGTTGTTATTGGGGTATGTTCCTTTACTAGCTTGTATCCAAGGGTATGTCTTAGCCGGTGCGGTGTTACCTCAACCCCTACTCTTTGCCCATACTTCTCAAGAATCAGGTTTATTGCATTCTTTTTTAAGGCTCCACGCTGCCCTATTAATAGGAAATCACTATCACTTTCAGGTCTAACGGCTAGATAATCCTGAATGGCTTTGCGTACATCCTTATTCAGTGGCAGGGTTCTGTTTATATTTCCTTTACCTAATACCTTGATTGAGCCTTTACGCTCCGATATATCTATATCTCCAAGCCTTATATTGCAGAGTTCAGACACCCTAAGCCCTGTTCCCAGCAATAATTCAATGGCACATATATGTAGTGGATTGCGATTACGGTGTATCTCGGCCCGGAGCTTCCTTAAATCTCTTTCCTCTAAGCCTTTATATTGGCGAGCATCCCTATTCTTTACCGCTTTTATATAAACCTCAACCGGTATTGTACCGTTTTCATAAAGCCATTTGCAGAAGGCATTCACACTGGCTATCTTTCTATTGGCTGTGACCACCGATTTATTTGTGCCAAGCAATTGCTTCTTGTACTCAATGGCATCCAGTTCGATAAGTTTATCAAGTCCGCAGTCCGTCCTGGTGTTATACCATTCAATAAAAACCTTGCTGTCGCGCATATAGCAGCTAACTGTATTCATGCTGAGTTCCTGACTTCGTAGATATAGCTCAAAACTGCCCATATCAAGCATAAAAACACACCCTTTCCTATTTGGTGTGTTCATGTTCCCTCTATATAGGCGTTTAGTCAACTGGAGACATAAGACTAATTATGTATTCTAATCAGGCTTAAAACGGGCAGATTATTATAAAATACTGGCGTTTATCTCCGGTAATACTGACGACATAAGATTATTGCCTATATCCTCTTCATTCTTGGGCTGGTCATCCTGGCCTTCTGTTATTGTATATTCGGCTTCAATCGCATTACTATTTATCATCTCCAGGAACAGACGCTTTCTTGTTTCATCATTTTGACTGGTATCAAGTATAATCTCTTTCTTGTCAGACCATTCCTCCGGCATACGATTTCTAAGGAAAAATGATATTGCCTGAGCAGAGGGCGGCTGGTGACGTTTAGTTTTCTCAATTTTAGTTCGCTTCTTGCCATTTTTATCCTCTTCGACAGTGGTTTTGAGTTCTTCATAATCATAGCCGGTGCAGAGCTTAATTAGTGATTTTTCCACCTCGTTGCATAACACAGACCTGCCCATAGTTACAAGCTCTGTGAGTGTTTCATGCTCTCGACAGTAACGATACCAAGTATCAGGTGACATCTCAAGTTTCTTACAAATTTCCCTTACGGTATCTCCTTGCATCAACCAGTCTTTTATGTCCGAGAGACGGGGTAATATGTCCGTATCATACCGACTTATTTTATTTGGAATGCCTTTTCTGCTACCGCTCATTTTCATCACCTCCTAAATAATTTTCCCCTTCCTATTGTATATTACATTTCAGTATGATACTCTGTGTATATAACTTATATGTAATTACTATATTGTTAGAAAGAAGGTCAACTTATTAATAACATTAACGACCAACTCCAACATTTAGGGCAACAACTTTACAATTCGGTTGAATTAATACTTGAGGAAAAAGTTATGACCAAAGCTCAATTAGCCGAAAAACTTGAACGTAGTCAGCCCAGCCTCAACAAATTACTTTATGATTTAAGGCTGGGGAAGTTGACCTTAAAAAGTATAGTACAGCTCACAAACGCCTTAGATGTGGAGATTTCTTATCTTTTTGAGAAAAAATATTCAAAGAGGGAGGTGGATTATTCAATGTGGAAAACTCGAATCCAGAATGTAGTAAATGCTTTGCCTAAGGGAGCAATCGTAGAATTGAACCAAATATTAGCAGCTTATTGGGCAGGATTATCAAATCCCCAAAGACAGCAACTTGGAAAATGGTTCTACAATGATGTGCTTTGTGGCGGATTTTCTAATGTTAGATTCGACCATAAAAACTCTGCCAATCATGCCTATTACCAGATAGTTTAAAAGGGGCTTAAATGCCCCTTATCCTATCATCTCAATCTTCTCATCAAACTCACCTATCAAATCCTCATCCAAATCCCAGAACCTGATCAGTTCAACGTACATATCCCTGATCTGCTTCAGGTCATCCTGGGCATCTGCTGCGCCCAGCACACAAACCTTCTCAATTGCGGTTGCCAGCAATCCCTTCAGGGTTTCCCTTATTAAGTTTTCAGTTTTCATAATCCAATCCCCTTTCCATTTGGTTAGGTAGCACATTAACTCTGAACCGAACCAATAGTAAAGCGGAATTATAATCTTGGCCTGTACGCCCGACCTTGCCATCTAATGCAACAACTACCCCACCAATAAAAAATCGCCCCACAAGAGCCAACGTGGAGCGATATCTGAAGGGTATATTCTATTCAGCAGCTTCCTTTACCGGTTTGCTCCCACTCCTGAAAGCAGAATTACCTTCTAACTTTTCAAGAAGTACCTTTCTAGCAGTTTTATATTCATCCCCTATCATCCCAAGCCTGATCAGAAATACCCTGAAGGTGAACTTATCATTGTCAGTATCCTTAGATTTGGCTGAAGCATGCTTTAATACCTTGGCATTTTGATTTAATAATGCTACAAACTGAGTATAGGCTTTTACTTTTTCAGGACTTGCTTCGCCTTCTAAAAATTTAAAGAAGATGCTGCTATTGTTGAAATCAAATCCTATGCCTGGGCATTTATCTATGCTAATACCGTCTATGGCTGTTTTGAAATCCTCCAAAGTTTCTATTTTGGCTTCATTGCTACCCTTGCAAAATTCATCCTCAATAATATTCCCGGTAATTCCAAGTGATTTTTTAATTAGAGTTTGTTTGCTATAAATCATATTAATCAGGTTCCTTAAGGAACTGCCGGTATGACATTCTAGTGGAACTGCAACTTCAAAAGATGTTATTTCAGTTTCAACATGCTCTAAAGTTTCATCTGCATTCCTTGTATTCAGCAATGTTTCAAGCTCCACTCCTATTCCTTCCGAATTTGTAATCCTCCCTGCTCGGTCTACTGTATAAGTCTCATCTGCTGTTGCAATCTGGTAAGCACAACTCGGTACTTTCATATATTTTGGCTCAACTCCAAAATGTTCTCCCAATGCTTTAACGATTTCTTTTCTTTCCATAATAAAAGCCCTCCATTCTTAATTTTGTGTAGTAACATTAATCACTCTAAGAGACACATAAATCAAGTAATACAGGGCTTTAATGCACAGTTTTTTATAAATTCAGGCGGTCATTTATCAGCATCAATTTCTGGACAAATATACTGAGCAAATAAAAAATTGCTGGTATTATTAGACCGCAATTTGCTCATTTATTATGTCCGCATATTTATATTGCTGTCCTTCTCTTAAAATAATTACATCATCACCATTAATGCCATCCTTATAATTAATCCAGCGTTCAATAATAACCTGACAATACTTTGGATCAAGTTCAGATCCATAGCAGATCCTATCAGCTTTATCAGCAGCGATTAATGTAGTCCCACTGCCAAGGAAGGTATCTACAACAATATCCCCGTATTTGCTGGAATTCCTGATTATGTATTCAATAAGCGGTATAGGCTTCATCGTTGGATGCACATCATTTACTCTCGGCTTATCAAAGTTCCATATTGTACTTTGCTTCCTGTCACCATTCCAATAATGTGCTCCGGTAGGTTTCCAGCCGAATAATGCTGGCTCATGCTGCCATTGGTAAGGTTGCCTTCCCATTACAAAGGTATTCTTTACCCAAATACAACACTGAGAGTGCTTAAAGCCAGAATCAATGAATGCTCTCCTAAAAATCAATCCCTTCGCATCAGCATGAAACACATATATACTTGCTCCGTCAGCAGATATTTCGTAGACTCTTTTAAATGCTTCAAGAAGGAAATTATAAAACTCTTCATCACTTAAATTGTCATTTTGGATAGTTAAAGCATCTTCAGTTTTCCCGACATAAGAAATTCCATAGGGTGGATCTGTAACCGTTAGTTTTGCCTTCCGACCATCCATTAACATAGTCAAATCTTCACTCTTTGTTGCGTCACCACATAGCAATCTGTGTTTGCCGAGCAGAATAATATCTCCCAATTGAATAACTGGCTCTTCAGGTACTTCAGGAATTTCTTCTTCCTCTTCCGGTTCATCCTTGGGCATAAATTCATCCCATAGTTTCTCTGCTTCTGCAAAGTCAACACCAGTAAGCTCAAGATTGTAATTCTCAGTTTTAAGTTCATCAAGCAAATGGGCCAATGCAGACATATCCCATTCTCCGGTAATTTTATTTAAGGCAATATTAAGGGCTTTCTCTTTTGTCTTGTCGATATCAATTACTACACAGTCAATTTCTTCATACCCTAATTCCTTTAGCACCTTGACTCTTTGGTGACCGCCAACAATGGTAAGATCGTTATTAATAATGATTGGTTCGCAATACCCGAATTCAGTTATACTTGCTTTTATCTTCTCAAACTCCCTATCGCCGGGCTTCAAATTAACTCGCGGATTATATTCAGCGTGTTTCAGATCATCTGTTTTAATTTTTTGTATTTGCATTAAATACTCCTCTCAAAAATAAAACAGGAACACCATTATCGATGCTCCTGAAAAGTTTAATTATTAGTTATCTTTAATATCACTATTGTCTTGCAGACGGCACTTCTCCCCCTGGTTAACGCTTCGCAAGCTTCGCGTTAACTCTCCCCCGCTGGGGGAAATGGTTTTTTTATTAATTTATTTTACTATTGAGAATTCATTTTGGAATAAATATTAAATCGATAAAGTTGGCACTTTTGTTTCCTCTATTATATTAATATTATTACACTATTCAAAAGTGCCAACTTTTTCTTCTCCTGATACTTTCCCTATCTTTTCTCTAATATCTTTTGCATCTCTATCAATCAAAACTGCCACTAATCCACTATATATTTCAGGATAAGCTTCATTATATCTGTACTTATCCTTTTTACTTTTAAAATTTACTTCTCCCCAAGCATGGCTATATTTTTTACGAATCTTAAGATGTCTATTTTCAGCATTTTCCATCATATTCTTGGAAATTAAATTATTTAATGTATGCTTTAATTCATATGTTGCATATTACGCGGTTTTAGAACCGCAGGTTCAGTTTTATAAAACCACCGATATGCGGTAAAGAAACCACCTGTTCACTTATCAGTACCGCCCCAAAGGGCGGTACCTAAAGATTGTTCTTTGAAAA